TGCAATTGAAAATACAACTGGTCACGATCAAGCAAAGACAGCTGATGCAATATATGACATGTATAGAGGATCTGTTATTTCTCGTTTCCCTGACTACGGAAAGATTATTTTGCTTTCATTCCCTCGATTTAAAAACGACCCAATACAAAAATTTTATGAGTCTGTAATAGCAGAAAAAGAAACAGTAATAAGAAGTCAAACTTTAAAAATGGATGATGATCTTCCAGATGGAACTGATGGAAATGAAGTTACTGTGGAGTGGGAAGAAGATCATATTGTATCTTATAAAATTCCCAAGACATATGCTCTTAAAAGACCTTCATGGGAAGTTAACCCAACTAAAAAAATAGAAGACTATAAGGTAGAGTTTTATAAGAATATGCCGGACGCTTTAGGTCGATTTGCCTGTATGCCACCTGAAATGATTGATGCATTCTTCAAATCTCGTGAAAAGGTTGAAAAGGCTTTCTCAAAGACTTACTTTGCAGTAGACAACTTTGGTAGACTTGAAGAGTGGTTTAAGCCAGAGGATGAAAAAAAATATTTTATACATGTTGACTTAGCTCAAAAACATGACCATTGTGCAGTCACAATGGCACATGTCGATAGGTGGGTAAATGTTAGAGTGACTAATGAGTATTCTCAGCCAGCACCAGTTGTAGTTGTAGATTCTGTTAGATACTGGACTCCTACTCCAGATAAATCAGTTGATTTTACAGAAGTTAAAGATCACATACTAGAATTAAAAAGCAGGGGATTTAATATTGGAGTCTGTACATTTGACCGATGGAATTCCCATGACATGATGCAACAGCTTAAAACTTATGGAATTAACACAGAAACTTTATCTGTTTCCAAAAAACACTATGATGATATGGCCATGGTTATTCTTGAAGAGCGCTTATCTGGACCTAAAATTAATTTACTAGTAGACGAGCTATTGCAATTAAAGATAATGAAAGATAGAGTTGATCACCCAAGAAAAGGATCTAAGGACTTGGCGGATGCAACATGCGGAGCAATCTTTAATGCCATTAGCCGTACAAGGCCAACATCAGATCAAGAAATTAGAATACATACCTATGAGTCTATGTCTATGGACAACACTGATTCAGATGGTGAAGTGGAGTATGTTCAAAATATGATCAGGGCTCCAAGGATGCCAGAAACCCTAAAAAGCGAAATAGATAGAATGATGATAATATGAGCGAATACCAAATTAAAGCAAAAGATTGCAAATGCTGTAGTAAGCATGTGCCCCTTCCAACAGTCATGAAAGAATATAATGGTGTTGTTGTATGCCCAACAACCTTTTCAAATATAATGGAATATACTAGAATATGGAATCTTTTAGGATCTAGACCTAGTGGAAATATTAGAAAGCACTTCTCTGAATATGTACAGGGATTAGTAGAGGAGTCTATTATAAAAGAAAGTTTGTCTATTTGATATGGAAAATACTGAAGAATTTTTAAAAACTCTTCCAATGTATTATAATTATCAGATTGGAGAATTGGATAAGTTAATTCTAGCTTGGAAAGAAAGCTCTCCAAAATCTGAAGCAATGCAAGAAATAGCAAAAGACTTTGAAAGAAAAAGTTTAAGTCCACATCATATTATAGATACTTTATTTAATTATCAATTTTTTAAAACTGAATCTGGCAATACCAGAATGGGAATTGTACATTCAGACGGAAGAATTATAGACGAACAAACTGAATACTCAACCAACTCAATGGGCTTTAGAAGTAAAGAATTTTCTAAAGAAGATAAGGTTTTAGCAGTAGGATGTTCACACACACATGGAATGGGTCTTAGAAAAGATCTGGTTTGGACAGAGCAGCTTGCAAATAAATTGGGAATTGATGAGATGCCAAATGTAGCTGTTCCAGGCGGATCCATAATGCATGCTGTAGACAATTGTTTTAAATATTTTTATGAATTTGGAAATCCAGAATACTTATTATTTTTTGCTCCTGATCTGTATAGGTTTAGAATAACTCAAAACGTTAAGTTTAATATAGCCGCAAAACACTTTGCAAATTTAGAACAAATCAGCTTTATGGACAATGCTTGGGTCAATCCAAATCCGTATTCAACTAGAGATAAGGTGGTTAAGGCTCCTTACATCTCTCCAGATATTATTCCAATCGAGTACATATTTTGGCTAAACATGCAGTTTTTAAAAATGCTAATAATATATTGTAGAACCAATAACATCAAGCTTTTATGGACTACATGGCACATGCCATTTGCAGAGATATGTAAATCGTTTAAGAGCGACAATCATGATCTTTATAAAGAATTCTTCTATATGGATTTTAATCAATTTAGCAAAGATACTGCAGATAAAATAGATTGTCATCATGATATTAAGGCTTCTGGCCCAGAGTACTTTAATCATGGATTAGATACTAAAATGGCAGGAGCACCACATTGGGGATCGCATCTTCATGCACATATTGCTGAAGAGTTTTTTAAAGAAATAAAAGAGGCCGGTTATGAAGTCTAAATTATTATACATGCAGTACATGTTTCAAAAAATAAAAAAAGTATTTAAAAAGAAAAGCTATAAAAATAAAAGAGACTGGATATACTAATGATAATATTGGGTGTAAATGAAACTTCTCATGATGCATCAATTTCTTTAATAAAAGATGGCGAGATATTATTTGCTGCTCATGCAGAAAGGTACAGTAAAAAGAAAAACGATTGGTACAATAATCAGGAAATTTATGATAATATGTTGGAGTACGGAACTCCTACTCATATAGCTTATTATGAAAAGCCATTGTTAAAAAAATCTAGGCTTATCTTAAAGGGTGGGTATGCTGACTGGTCTCCAAAAATAAAGTTAGATTTACCTGTTAAAAATTTTTCACATCATCATTCACATGCAGCTGCTGGATATTATACTAGTAAATTTAATGATGCAGTCATAGTGGTCCTCGATTCTATTGGAGAATATAATACTTCTTCGATATGGATTGGAGAAAAAGAAAATCTTAAGCCAGTATACAAAAAGAATTACCCATTTAGTTTTGGATTATTTTATTCTGCTTGGACTCAGTTTTTAGGATTAAAGCCAAACGAGGAAGAATATATCATGATGGGAATGGCTGCTTATGGAGATCCAAATAAGTATTTTAAAAAAATTAATAGCTATTTTCCTTCAATACATCACCAAAAGTATAATTTTCATAAAGGAATAATTGATTGGGAAAATGTTGATATAGAATCTGAAAAATACAATATAGCTGCGGCAGTTCAAAAAGTTTATGAGCTAAGGCTTATAGAATTCATGAACTTTGCAAAAGCAAAAACTGGTAAAAACAATTTGGTTTTTATGGGAGGTTGCGCCCTTAATTCATCTGCAAACACAGTCTTGTGGAATATTTTTGATGACGTATGGATTATGCCTAATCCAGGAGATGCCGGAAGCTCATTAGGAGCCGCGGCTGCTTTGTATGGAAAGCATCTTGATTGGAAAACCCCATACCTCGGATATGATTTAGGCGGTAAATATCCAGTTGATCAGATTCTTCAGGAACTAAAAACTAATAAAGTCGTTGCGGTAGCTAATGGAAGGGCAGAGTATGGGCCTAGAGCATTAGGAAATAGAAGCATATTAGCAGACCCAAGAGATCCAAATATTAAAGATGCGGTAAATAGAATTAAACAGCGTGAACTTTTCAGACCTTTTGCCCCAATTGTTTTAGAAGAGTTTGCACAAGAATGGTTTGACATAAAGTTTACTAGTCCATATATGCAGTATACTGTTAAATGTATTCAGCCAGAAAAAATTCCTTCTGTAGTTCATAAAGACGGAACTTCACGAGTTCAAACAATTAATAAAGATCAGCATCCAGAGCTGCATATGCTTTTAAGAAAATGGTATTGGGATACAGGATGTCCAGTTCTTCTTAATACCAGTTTAAATATAAAGGGCCAACCGCTTTTAAATGATGAAAATGATATAGAAAAATGGGAAGCCATGTATGGAGTAAAAATATGTACGGGAAATTAAAATTTAGAGAAGAGTATGACAAGTATTACTTAAGCTCATTTAGACCAGCAGATATTGTAGATGGTAAATTTGTTTCTGGGTCTCCTAAAATAATAGATGGTCCTGACATTGAATATAGATTAAATGCTCAGGGGTTTAGATCAAAAGACTTTACTGAGTTTGATCAAAATAAGCCCACCATACTCTTCGGAGGTGATTCATTTACATTCGGTGATAGCCTTCCAGAAAACTTATGTTATCCGGCTATGGTATATAATAAGCTAAATGGCAAGTATGACGCTTACAATATTGGATATAATGGGGCATCTATACAGCAGGTAGTAAAGAATACAATGGCATTTATTAGAAAGTATGGAAATCCTTCAATAATTTTTTTACTTATGCCAATTGCAAACCGTTCTATATTTTTTGATGCGGATAA